CAGCTGGTGTATTCCGGGCCGACCCCGCTGCCCCAGAGGATCACCGACAGGGCGATCATCGCCACCAGCACCACCAGGCCCACCGCCAGCACCGAGCTGGAGAACAGGAAGCCTTCGTCCTTGTGGATGTTCATGAAGGTGGGAATCCCCACGTAGAGCAGGTAGACCGTGTAGCTGATCGCCGCCACCCCGACGATCATTCCCAGCCAGAGGTGCGGATACAGCGCCGCCAGCCCGGCGATGAACAGCGGCGTGGCGTTGTAGGCGGCGAACACGATGCACTGGGTCAGGCTCGGGTTGGCGTCGTAGGTCCGCGCCATCCAGTGGATGAACGCGCCCATCACTGCCACCCCGGCGAGCATCGCCAGGTAGGTGAGGACCGTCATCTGCAACGCGCTGGCCTGGGTCAGCTTGACCGGATCGCCGCCGCCGACCACCCAGCCGACCTGGGTCGTGCCGATATAGGCGGAAATCGCCGGAATGGCAGCCAGGATCAGGATGTGGGTCAGGTACATGTGGCTGATGCTTTCTTCTTCGCCACGGATTTCCTGCCATTCCTGATCGGGATGGGTGAAGAGCCCCCATACATGATGGATCATGCCGTTTCCTCCTCGTTCTTATGTGGTCGCCCCCCAGCGAAGCGCCGGGCGCGCATGGACAGCGCCACCCGGTGCTCGGCCGACCTATGCGACCTTATGTCGCAGTATAGGAACGGCCCGACCCCGCGTCGCTCGCGGGGTTAGAGCAAATCGAAGCTTCACGGCCGGCTGTAATAGCGTTGCAGTATTTCCATCGCCTTGTTGATCGATTGCAGGCGCGCGGTGCTGCCGCCGCGGTCGGGATGGTGCTGGCTGACCAGTTGCCGGTAGCGCAGCTTGATGGCGGGATAGTCGACCGCGCCTTCCAGCTCGAACAGGGCGAGGGCGGCGGCCTTCTCCTCGCTGCCCTGCATGCGCGTCCAGAAACTCTGCAGCAGCCGCTCGACGTCGGCCTCGCTGGTCTCCCCCAGGTGACGCAGGTTGAGGTAGTAGTCGCGCAGCGGATCGCCCTGTTCCAGCGCCTGCGTGCCATCCACGTAAGGACGCAGGCGCAGGCTCAGCGGGCTGATCTCCAGGTGCGCCTCGCGCTCGGCCCAGAGGTGGTCGCGCAGGTGGTAGAGCGCGTTGAACAGGAGGAAATGGGTGCGGAACAGCACCAGCTTGTCGGCCAGTTCGCGATGGGGGATATGCGTCGAATGGCGGGCCTTCAGCAGCTGGATCAGCTGGTATTCGGAAAGCCCCTCGGGATGCTCGCGCAGCAGGCAGAGGATCTGCCCGGCGAGGTCGAGGCGGTGGTCGAGGTCGGGAGTCATGGGGCAAGACTAGCATCGGGCGTCGGGAGGGGCTGGGGTCGGCGTCGCTTTGTGCGTAGAAGTGCAGAGCCGTTTGGGGTGTTGGTCATAACTGGCCAACGCTAGGCAATGCTGGGTGGGGAGCGTGTTTCGGGATTTATCATGTGGTCATTACTGGCCATTGTTAGCCAGTGATTTCGACACTTTTTCGACATCATTCGCTAGCTCTCTTAGATGAGACCTAAATCTCCAATAACAGAATGTCCTTTCAAATGGGCTGCTTAGATTGAGGGGCTGTTCTGGTTCTGGCGGATCAATAAACTGGGATGCCACTCCGTTAGTTACCATTAGCAGCCAGTTTTCTTTAGCTCTAGCTCTATAGCTTTTTAGTCTTTTGCTTTTTTGATCTATGCAATCTTGGAAGGGCGCGCTCTTATATTTATGCACCCATCCCGTCAAGCTGCCAACATTTAACCAAATTGCCTTTTCCCAGCTTAGTGCCGGGTGCGACCTTAACGATACCAGTGGATATAGATCCTTGTTGTATTTTCCAAACCGGCCATTTATCCATTCATAGTTTTCTAAGGA